AGACGGCGAGATGGCCGCGTTCCGCGTGTTCGTCAAGGGCGCCCGACGCCGCGGCGCCTGGGACCGGGACATCACCTTCACCTCGCTGAGCGCAGCGGTCGCCGCCGAACTCAACCGCGGCGGACGCGCCGAGGTCGCACAGATCGCCAAAGCCAAAGCCGACAGCACCGCCCAGGCCGTGTACGAGCAGCTCGCCGAGGACTTCCCGCCCGAGGCGATCGCCTGGGTCAAGGGCCTGCGCTGGACCGGCCCGGCCTCCGTGCCGCTGGAGAACATCGACTTCTCCGACCAGGACAGCTGGGCAGCATCCAGCGACCCCGGCCGCGTCGACAAGACCGTCCGCAAGATCCGCGCCGGAAGGCCGGTCAAGCCCGCGGTGCTCATCGACCGGCCCGGCCAGGACACGCTGATGGTCGCAGACGGCCACCACCGCGCCGAGGCCGCGCAGCGTGCCGGCGTCCCGCTGCGCGCCTACACCGCCCACCCCGACAAGCCGGTCGGGCCGTGGGACGAGATGCACTCCTCGCAGCAGGTCCACAAGGCCGGCGGCCCGATTATGGCCGGGCTCGCAGTGCGCGCCGCGGACACCGGCCGCGTACTGATGATCCAGCGCGCCACGGACCCGGCTGACCCGGCCGCCGGCATGTGGGAGTTTCCCGGCGGCCACCTGGAGCCGGGTGAGACACCCGCCCAGGCGGCCCGCCGCGAATGGGAGGAGGAGACCGGGATTCTGCTGCCCGCCGGCACGCAGCGCGGCGACTGGGCCAGCCCGAACGGCATCTACGCAGGCTTCGGCTACACGGTCCCGTCCGAGGACGACATCCGCATCGACGAACCCCGCGACCGCGCCCTCAACCCGGACGACCCCGGCCGCGACCAGATCGAGGCGATCGCCTGGTGGGACACGGATCAGCTGCCCGGCAACCCTGCCGTGCGCCCGGAACTCGTCGCCGACCTCGCCCACGTCATGGCCGCGCTGGCCGAACCGGACGCGCCGATGCGGAAAGCCGACGGCGACAGCCCAAAAGGCCAAGCCCCTGACGACCAGGGGCCTGACACCGTCCGGGAGTGGCCCGGCTGGTCCCGGGATCGGCACCTCGCCGACGTCTACGCAACACGGCTGCGCCAGGCGCTGAAGGGCCGCATCGACACCGCGGACCTGGCCGCCCGGTGGCTGACCGCGAACCCGGTACGCAAGGCCGCAGACGACGGGAGCGGCGACACCACGGCCGATGACGGGCTGAACACGGCCCGGGACTGGCTCGACCACGAAGGCGTCCGCGCCGTCCTGGCCAACGACCTCGGTTCGGTTCTCGGCGATGCCTGGACCGAGGGCTACGTCCTCGGCGACCGCTCGGCCGTGGCGATGGTCGTCGGCCACCGCGTCGACTGGGGCGCCTGGACGCCCGGCGACCCGCAGGCCGCGAACCTCGTCCTCGGCCTGGACGGCAACGGCTCCGGGCTGCAGCAGCTGCTGGCCGCGTCCGGCGTGCAGATCAAGTCGATCGGCAACGGCCGGTTCGACGAACTCGCCCAGGCCCTCGCGCTGTCGCTGGAGAACGGCGACAGCCCCGACACCCTGGCCCGGGACCTGCGGGACATCCTCGACAACGGCTCGTGGGCCCGCATGGTTGCCGTCACCGAGATCAACCGGGCCGTGTCCGCCGCGACCCTCGCCTCCTACGCCGGCAACGGCGTGCTGGCCAAGGAGTGGCTGAGCGCCAACGACGCCCGGGTGTGCCCCTACTGCGAACAGAACTCCGACGCCGGGCCGATCCCGCTCGGCGACGCCTTCCCCAGCGGCGACGACGCACCGCCCGGCCATCCGACGTGCCGCTGTGCCCTGGGGCCTGCCGGTCTGATGGGAGGTGATTCAGGTGGCTGACGAGCCCATGCGGTTCATCGTCGCGATCGCCTACCGCGCCGGACAGAACGCCTCCATCGTCAAGGGCCAGGACCAGCGCCGCGACTTCTTCAGCCCCGACGAGCTGGAGAAGGCCGCGCACTCCTTCGCCCGCAACGGCATGGGCGGCGGCGCGTTCCACCTCGACGGCACCGACGCCGAGTTCGAGCCCACCGAGTCGTGGATCCACCGCGGCCCCGACTGGCCGGTGGCGGGCCCCGACGGCGTGGTCACGGTCGTGAAGACCGGTGACTGGCTGGTCGGCGGCTACCTGTCCCCGGCGGCCTGGGACCTGTACAAGGCCGGGAAGATCACCGGGCTTTCGCCGCAGGGCACGGCCCGCCGAATCACCAGGAGGGCGGCCTGATGGCCGACGACACCGACGAATTCAGCGAGCTGCGCGCGGCCGACATCGACAGCGTCCACACGGTCGGCAAGGCGGCGAACGGCACCACGATCCTGTTCGCGAAGCAGGCCGGGGACGCCGAGGGCGTGTTCGGTGCCGACTTCGTCCGCGACATGATCGCCAAGGGCGGCGATGTGGATGAGGGCGCGCCGCCCAACGGGATCACGGTGACCCTGGACGGAGCCGAGATCACCAAGGCGATCCACGCGGCAGCGCTGCGGCACGCCGCGTCCGTCCGCAAGGCCGGCGTCCAAGTCGCCAAGGACGCGTTCGACGGCGGCGACGACGCCATGCAGCCCGGCTCCCCGGCCTGGGAAGGCCAGGACGCCGAAGCCGCGCAGGCGATGATCCAGCAGATCCTCGCGGTCATCCCCGGCGTCAAGGCCCTCGCCCAGCGCGAAAGCACCGAAGTCGCCGCCGGCGCCAGCGACGACATGGATGACATGGACGACGTGTGCGACCTTAACCAGGTCTGCGACGCCCTGATGTGCGCCGCCCAGATGCTCGCCGGGTTCGCAGTCGGCGAGTCCGCCGAGGCCCAAGGTCCGATGGCCAAGGCCGTACCCGTGCCAACCGACAGCGCCGCCGTGGCGACGCCCACCACCCAGGAGAACACCGTGAGCACCAACGCCGACGGCGCCCAGACCACCACCGAGACCGTCGCGACCGACGTCGCGAAGGCCGGGACCACCCTCAGCGAGACCGAGCTGGCCGAGATCGGCCGCCGCTTCCTGCTGAAGAAGGCCGCCAAGGGCGGCAAGAAGAAGACTTCCGGCGCCAAGACGGCGTCGGACGGCGCCCGGACCATCCCGGGCACCGACACCGTCCAGGCCCCCGATCAGGGCCCGGACGACGTCACCAAGGCGGAGGCGAACCAGTTCGCCACCGCGCTGGCTGAGGTCATGGCGCCCGTGGTGAAGCAGCTCGGTGAGCTGACCGCGAAGGTGAACGACCAGGGCGAGCGCGTGGAGAAGATGGCTGCTCAGCCCGACGACCGCAAAAGCCCGATGCTCAACGGCGCCACCGGCGAGCCGACCCTCGCTCAGCGAGGCAGCGGCATCACCGCGCACCCCGAGGTGCAGAAGATCCTCAAGTCCATCGAGGACATGGAGGACGGCCCGGCGAAGGACACCGCCCGGCACACCCTCGGCTACAACGCGATCAAGGCCCGGTTCACGCCCGCGTAGCGGTCTGACCCCATCCCCACGAGCCCCTGCGCAGCGCGCACGGGGCCGCTCGGCATGCCCTGAAAGGGGAAGCTCACCATGGATTACGACCAGATCAGCGAGGAAACCCTCGCGATCTTCAAGGCCGCGACCAGCGGCATCACCAGCAGCACCGGCATCTTCGGTGTTGACCTGTCGGACCTGATCTCCCTGGTCCCGGTCGTCACCCCCTGGCGCGACCACCTCGCGCGCACCGGCCCCGACATGGGCGCCGACGTCGCGCAGTGGAAGGCGCTGCTGAACGTCAACAACCAGCAGCCCAAGCCCGGCGTCGCGCTGGACGCGGCGGGCCCGCTGGCGCTGCTGTCGGAGCAGAACGTCTACGCCCCCTACACGCCGGTGGCGATGGGCTACACCGTCACCCGCGACGCGATCGCCCGCGCCAAGGGGTACTCTGACGCCAAGGCCATCGCCATCTACAACGCCATCAACCAGTGGAAGATCGGCGAGGACATTTTGTCCTTGGGCGCCCAGGCGTTCCCGCTCGCGCGCCCCGCAGCCCCGACGCTGGTCGACGCGACCACCGGCGGTTCCATCGCGGCGTCGACCGCCGTGTACGTGGCGGTCGCCGCGCGCACCGGCTCCGGCTACTACTACTGCAACGGCGACGGCGCCGGCGTCGGCAACGGCAACAGCCGCGGCAACTCGGCGAACATCACCACCTCGACCGTCGTCGGCGGCACCCACACGGTGTCGGCGTCGGTCGCGTCGGTCCCGGGCGCGGTCTGCTACGACTGGTTCCAGTCGGCCAAC